GGTTGATTCCAGATTTGTTCTACTGGCATTCCTTTTTCAACAAGTACAGCAGCAGCTAATTGGTTATCAGAAATCTTACGATGCGTCTTGGTTGTTGCTAATTTAAAACCCGCTGGAATAATGTTTTCTTTTACTGCTTTATTTAAAAGGTATTCTTCTACATCGCCCAAATAAGTTTTTATTTGTTCGCTTTTTTCCAAAACTAATGACACTTCGTCATCTGTTAGGAGCTGCGGTTCACGAAACTCTATTTTTGCAAGTTCTGTTAGCTGCTCTTGTCGGGTTTTGCACGTGGCTTTAGCTTTGCAGTATTTGCAGTGCTCACCAGCTTGGAAGTTGCCGCTACCGACCCACGCTTGTTTGGCTTTTTTACGGACAGTTGTGTCTGCCCAGAGGAGGAGTTTTTCTTTAGTGGTTTCTTCGGTGCTGATATTGTCGGCTCTTGGCTGGACAATGGTGTACTTAATGTTTTTGATTTTCGGGTATTTTTCTTCAAACTTGCTGACTGCGCCCGTGGCGTAGAGTCGCATTTGGCTGTTTGAGATAGCGCTGACTTGCACCATTCCGTGTTTGTAATCCAAAACGTGACATTCTGTGGGTCCGATGATAATACAATCGGCGCTACCCGTTCCTTCAGGTACGTAATCGGAATAATCCACACGGGTTTCAATATATACGTCATCGTTTTCCCCAACTTGCGAACGAACGAAGTTAACGTATGTATCGACATAATGCTCGAGCTCTTCGTCATAGTATAGGCCTTTTTTAATTTCTTCGTATTGTTCATTAAATTCTTCTTGGGTTATTTGTTTAAAAGCTAAGCGAAGTTTAGCTTCACCGAGTTCATGCGCTGCCGTACCTTGCGCTGCATAATCAAATGCTCCCGGCCCCCTAACGATGTCAGGAAGCGTTTCCGAAAGACGAACTGATGGAGGGCAAGCCAGCCACCTAGCACTGGATGACGGTGATAATACTGAATGAAATGACATGTTAGCGGTTTTCCTTTTTAGCGTGTTTATTCAGGTATAGTATAGCAGATTGTAATACGTCTGTCGAATCTTTTGCATTCCCCAATAAATGATTGCAGTTTGTGCAAAGAATTCCTCTAACCTCATTATCTGTATGGCAATGATCTAAATGTGTATTTTTATCATTTTTCAATTTTGTTTTGCAGATAGCGCATTTACCTTCTTGCGAGGAAAATATTTTATCTCGCTGAACTGCAGTGACACCGTAGTTAGAAACAAAATAGTAGTTCCTTATATGCTCAGGATTCCTTTTACGCCACGATTTTTGACGCGCAAGCACTAGCTTTCGATTGGTATTTCGGTATTCTTCTTGCCGTATTTTACAACAAGATTTACAGCTAGATCGTGAGATATGTTTTTTGTTCGCTTCACCCCGAGTAAAAAATTCCGAAAGGGGTTTTTTAACGCCACATTTGCTGCATTGTTTCATTGATTTTATCCTTACTGATAAGTTTGGTGGGTAGCCAGTGAGTAAGCACTGGCAGGGCCGCTAAGCCTATTCCCCGTTGTGTATTATACTACTCTTTTAATGCTTTTAATAGCTCTCCTATTTCTTTTTGAAAGTCGACTTTGATTTCAACAGCCGCCGTTACTTTAGAGTCTCTGACGTCCTTGTACTCTTCCGGGTACTGTCCGCGAAGACAAATTTCTGCAACGCGAGAATTAAAAGCCTTGTTTTCGATGTTAGCTAACATCATGTTTTCCCAATATGCTTGACCATAAGTAGTAGCCATGGACATAGTTTCCATAAAAACAGGGTCTTCTTTTTTCCATTTTGCCGCGGTATCTTTACTAATACCGATAGCAGCAAACATGGCTTTTTGAGACGCGCCTTGTTTACCGAGTTCAATAATAGTTTCGGCCATTTCTGGAGTAAATAATTTTTTTTGTTTTTTAGTTGCCATTATTCTGCGGGGGGAGTTGGTTCTGGGGGTATATCGTTTGCTGGTGCTTGTAGGTTTTCTAATGGTGGGGCTAGTTCAGCCATGATATTTCCTTGAGGAGGACCCCATTATGGGGCCCAGTTGTTTAGAATATTACTGTTGTACCAGTGATACGTTTGCCGAGTTTAGCAAATTCATGCTGGCTGGTTTCGCTAATAAATTTGTTTATTTCAATAGCTTTTTCCACAATTTCTTCAACTGTTGGAAATTTCGGGGAAACTTCTTCTACTTTTTTAGAGCTTTTATTAAGCAATTCCCACGCAGCCAAGTTGGCTTCATGCTGCTTAACTAAAATGTCTTTAGCTGTGTTGAAAATGGAAAAGCGTAGTTCAAATGGATTCATTTTGTTTCTTTCTATGTGTGTAATGTGAATGCCGTCTTTCCGGCTGTCAGGCTTCTTTACGCCAAACAGAGGCGTCTCACGACGAGCTCCTATATCTACTAATGCAAAAAACAGGGAAAAACCGCCCCTAATCTGGAGTAATAATGGTTCTTTTTTTAGCTACTGGGGGCTCTTTACTGCCGAACAATTCGCGGACAATATCCATGGTCATCTTTTGAGCTTTTAACTGTGCTTTAAGTTCCTCCTCCTCAGTTATCTTTTCTGTTTGCTTTTCAACTGCTTTAGCAATAGCTGTAGCAATATCGTTGCCCATTCCTTTACTGCGCAGGAGTTTCTTTAGATTCATCTTTAGCTTTCTGTGCTTCTAGTAAAACTTTAAACTGTGGCTCGCCTTGTGCTCTAAATATACCTATTAGCGGAGCCGATACTGCGTATGGTGCGTTTCCAAAAATCTGTAGTGCGTGGTTTGTTTGCTCCACTGTTAATTTAAAAATTAAAATTTCGTTATCTAGCGGGTCTTTTTTAATTTCTTCGGTCATTTCTTTTTGCCTTTCTTAGGGTTTGTTCCAAACATCTCATACCTTGCTGCTAACTTTTCTGGGTCTGTGCAGTACTGGTTTAATTCCATCTTTTCACAGTACTTTTCCATTAACGCCTCACAGCGCATGTCGTGTAGTGACTTAATGCCAAGTAAGGCGTTCAACACTTCGTCCTCTGTCATTGGCCTTGGTGCGTCGCCGTAGTGTTTAAATAACAAATCAATGTCTTCACTGGTCTGCCACGCTACCATAATGGCTGATTCTAGGTCTACTTTGGGGTTCATTTGTTCATCCTTTTCTTAGCTTTTTTAATATCTGCGTCAAAGTTAACGCTATACCAAGCACCGACAATCTTCATTGCTGGAAGTAATTCTTTCCAAGACGCAACATCATCTTCGTGCCATGCTGTTGGGTTCTTCATCATGTCTGCAATACCGACATAACTATTTGCCAAACACATTCTTGTAATATCATCGACAATATCGTCGTCAATTTCTATCATCATTTGCCGCACTCCTCTTCATGGTAATCACAATCATATAAACGTTTGGCAATTTCACGGTCAATGTACCAACGGGCTTTACGCAAATCTTCTACTGCGTTGTCATGTTTAAGATCACAACGCCAGATATATTTAAGCGCGTTACCTAAATTAAAACTCATGTGCTCAGTAATTTGAATACAATCAATACCAGAAGGGTGGCTCGTATAATGAGCTGGTTTATTTACTATATCTTGCATGCTTTCTCCTTAGCTCTTCTTCTACGGCCATGACTTCTGCCTCGTTATCACAAACCCATAATGTTTTAATTGGCTCAAACATAGAAATATCAATGTCCTCTACACCACGTATGGTATCAAACAAAGATTGGCCTTTAACTTCATGTTCTACAATAAAAATACTCATAGTTTAAGTTCCTGTTTAATAAATTCAATCCCGGCGTTAAAGTGATAACGCCAAGTTTTTTCGGTCATTCTCATATCATTATAACTGAAACCTTGTAAGAAAGCATCTAAAACTTTACGTTGTTTTTCTGGCATTTTTGCTATTAGTCGTTTTATATCTGAGATGTCTTCAGCATCCCATGGTAGCCAACCTGATCCTTCTACAATACTAGAAGCTATGCCTTCCGTTTCGTCTTGTTCAATTGGATCTGGATCTTCATCCGATAAACGTGGTGCTACTGCTTGAATTTTTGTTGTCATAATTGAAGTGATTCTAGGATTGCCTCTTGTAAAGTTATTTTGCCTTCTAATACTGCTACTACTCTTTCATCCACGCTATTAGATACAATTAGGTGGTGTATGATAACCGGTTTTTCTTGCCCTTGGCGATAGATACGGGCATTTGCCTGGATATAGTTCTCAGATGACCAGGGGAGGTCGTACCACACTGTTTGTGCTGTATCACCAACGTTGCATTGTAAATTGAGCCCAATACCTCCTGATTGAGGGTGGGCCAAGAGCATACGAATCTCGCCACGACGCCACGCTTCAATGTTGTCATCGTCCAGCACCACAGCCTGCGGGAATGTAAGACGAAGTCTCTGGAGACTGTGTTTGAAGTGATAGAATACGAGCGTCGGGGAAGAAGATTCCTCCATGATCGACTCAAGATATTCCAGCTTACTGCGGTGTACTTCATGTGTATTACCTTGTTCGTCATACATCGCGCCTGATGTGAACTGCAAAAGTTTGTTCGCCAGTGCCGCTGCTGTTGGAGCTGTGATTTTTTCTTTCTTGATATCAACGACCATGTCTTTTCTAAGTGTGTCATATTTATTTCTTACTTGTGGGTCGAGTTCAATTTTGTGATGAAGGCTTGTAAGCGGAGGAAGTTGCAAATAATCCTCAGCTTTAAGCGAATAACAAATATCCGAAATCTTATCTTGAATAACTTTAGCGGCACCACTTTTTGGTTTCCATGAATACACCACGCGGGTGTGTCTGTTAAATTGATCTGGTTGTAAATACTTATCCCTGAACTTCGTCAGGCTTGTCTCCAGCCGTTGTCCTAAATCCAATATGCCCACCTGCGCCCATAGATCCGCCACCCCCTGTGGGGTTGGCGTACCAGTAAGGATAATACGACGATTGAAACCTTTTAGTTGCTTCTTCAATGCTTTGAATCGCTTGGTTGAGCTGTCTTTGAAACGACTGCTCTCGTCTATCACTAGGTTCTGAAATTGGTTTGGATGATTCTCGAATAACCATGCTACATTTTCCAAGTTAATAAGATAAATATCAGCATTTGCGTTAAGGCCAGATGTTCGGGTTTGGGGGTTTCCCATTATCTTTGATACTTTTAGGTGCTTCAGGTGTTCCCACTTCTTTACTTCTGCGTCCCAAACTGTCTCTGCCACTCTCTTGGGTGCTATGACCAACGTCTTGCCCTTGAATTGCTCCGCTATGATAGTCAGCGTGGTTGTAGTCTTGCCCAAACCTGGAGGGAGAAAGAATCCCATGTTGCTTATAGATTCGGCTTTTAAGATTAGTTCTTTTTGGTAGGGGTGGAGTTGCGTTTTCTTTAGCATATAAATGTGACCATAACCAATCTGCGATGTCGTAGTGATCTTGCATTGTACCATTATCTTTGAGTCTATTGGCCCGATGTGAAATAAATGCCACATTTCCTTCAATATACCCGAGCTGCGGTTCAATCCTATCTAGTTGCGGGCCGTTAGGTTTAAACTTACCCCACCCCAAACCCGAAGGCCCCCACTCGAAAGGTGTGTGAAATATAGGGCACTCATCGGTAGCAATAGATTTTAAATATTCTTGTGTTATAGAAAAGGGCACAGAGTCTCGTTTAGCCCGTGATTTAGACGAATGCCAAAACGAATTTAAATGTAGTTCTTTAATTGTTTTTCTTACACGCGCCATTTATAAAGTCCTCTACGTCTTCTTTGCTTCGTAAAATGTGAACCGGAAATCCCTGCTCACCCAGCTCGTCGAATACGAGCACTTGTCTTGGACTCAGCACCCCTGTCGCTGTTTTTAGTTCTACGAGGTACACTTTTTGGTTTAGAAATACTATCCGATCCGGCACTCCCGTTATGCTGCTCTGCCATTTGTAAGAGCGCCCCGATGACTTCACTATCTGTTTGACTAGATGTTTTTCTATTTCCTTTTCTAGCACACTCACGTTTTTCATCCTCCGTCGCATAGATTGCGAATACTTGTTTAAAAATATACTCCCCTAAATAGGAGCGTGATTCGTCGCCAATGTTTGTTTCACCTACGTACTCAAACACATGGGTTGTTGTGTGAGAAACTTCATGGTAGATAATACCCATGCGCTCTAACGAGTCTAGCTTTGCCATATCTTCATAATTAAACACAATACCTAACATGGCGAACTGTGTGCCCTCTTGTTGTATAAAGTGTGATTCAGCTAGCCCAATGTCCAATGCGGTATGTTTGGCTGTTATTTTGGAGTCTTTGACTGCTTCCTGAAAAGCAGCATCAGAAAAGCATACCTTAATCTTAATGCCAAAGTGCCCTGTATCAGCTATATAATACGGCTTATCTACCAAAGGGGATTGTGGCAAGGATTTGGATGTTGTCATTGTCAGCCTCTTGGTCGTAGTCAATACATTTTTCGGGATTAAATATCTTGTTCCAGTTTTTATCAAACTGTTCTTTGTCTGCTGGGGAAATTTGTTTATCTCCCTTACCACCATCACGCGTCGTCATTTTGGTTCTTTCTTAATACCAAGGCTTTCACGTAGTTCGTGTGAATGTAGTTTTTTACCGGGCTTTTTAACTTCTCCGGCGGCTTTTGCTATTTTAGCAGCTTTTTCACGATTTGCAAACTCTCCGTTGGATAATAAGAACCCACGCTTATCTTGGTGTTTTTTACGGCCAGCTTTCTTTTCAATTTCAGTATGGCTATACCCTTTAGAGTCGGATATTACTTTACCTGACTTTTCTTGTACTGCCGGCTCAACTACTTTGATTTTCTTTGTTGCCATTTTGGTTCCTTTGGTTAACATGCCATTTGCATAGTGATTTGTAGTACTTAATCTCTTCTTGGTATTTCTCGTATCGCTCGTTGTAGATACGTTGCTGTTCTTGTTCGTCTTTACCCTGTGGCCTAAGTACAAGGCAGGCAGTAAAGCCGATGATGATGCCAATGATGTAGTCAATCATACATTCCTCCAATATGCGTCGTTAGGGTTGGCCAGCATGCTGGCAATAAGGCTGTCAGTGTTTGTGAACCATTGGATACACTTGAGCCCGTCTGCTTGGTAGATGGTGAAGCTCATCCTCCTATTCCGTGGGCGCGTTCGATGGCGCGGGCGAACTCA